GCCGCATATTCAGACTATATGAAGAACGTTGATTCTGGAATTGTAACCACTACGACAAATGCTGCAAGTTCTATCGTTGAACTTCAAAATAGCTTACCGAAAGAGGGCGGTTGGTTCTCTGATGATATGACATTATCGGATTTCGGTAGCGATATGAGTACATTTGGTTCATATTTTGCTTCCTACTATTCTTATATTTCCGGAATAGATGCAGCCCATTTATCTAGTATCATTCTTGAAACTGGAAATTTGGTTGCACTTGCAAACGATATGAATGCTCTTGATACAACGGGTATGTCTGGATTCGGAGAGGCTCTGTTGACTCTCGGTAATACTGGAATTACAGAGTTTATGAACGCGTTTACAAATTCATCTGAACAAGTGACTACAGCAGTTACAACGATGATGGGTTATGTGTCATCCGCAATCACGGCAAACCAGCCAACCTGCGTTACAAATATGACGACGTTGGCAAATTCATTGGTTACACAATTAAGTAATAAGTATGTAACCATGTATACAGTTGGTTCCACAATGTTTACATACCTTATCAATGGTATGAAACTTAAAGATCCGACTGTAAAAGCAACTTGTATAGCTACTATCAGCGGAGCAATTACAGCGATTAAGAATAAGTATACAGATTTCTACAATGCTGGTGCTTATTTGGTGTCTGGATTTGTTAACGGTATCGCTGACAATATTCAATCCGCAGCAAACAAAGCGGCAGAAATGGCAAAAGCAGCATCTGATGCAGCGAAAAAGGAATTAGACATCAATTCACCTTCGAGAGTTGGTTATTCGATTGGTAATTTCTTTGGTGTCGGTTTTGTAAATGCCATTGCTGCTTATGGTAAGAAAGCCTACGATACAAGTAGAAACATGGCATCCATGGCTAAGTCTGGTTTATCCGCAGCAGTATCGTCTATTGCTGATTGGATCGATTCGGATATGGATACTCAACCTACGATTCGTCCAGTATTGGATTTATCTGGTGTTGAGAAAGAAGCTATGAGACTTGATACCATGTTCTCACACTCACAGGCAATCGCAGCTGGTAGCGGAATTACAAGTCGTAGAACAAACTCTAATGATGAAAATCAAAATGGAGTTAATGGTTCTAAAACAGGTAACACGTTCACATTTACACAGAATAACTATTCGCCTAAGGCTCTTTCTCGTATCGAAATTTATCGACAGACGAAGAATCAGTTTTCGGCAATGAAAGAGGCATTAACATGATTAAATCAGTTACAGTGACAAACTACTTGGGCGATAGTATAAAACTTGAATTGGTGAGGCCGGAGAAATCTGGCTTCATCGTCAAGTCTATCGATGGATTAGGACCTTCGCCAGCGAATATTAACACGACGGAGGTATCAACAAATGACGGTTCATTATTTAACTCAGCTAGGTCTAGTCAGAGAAATATTGTTCTTAAATTGCAATTTACAGAGACCTTTATGGAATCTATTGAGGACATTCGACAGAAAACATATAAATATTTTCCGTTGAAAAAGAATCTTACACTCCTTATTGAGACAGATAATCGTATTGTTTCTACTGTCGGTTATCCGGAAACAAATGAACCTACTATATTTGATGCAAATGGGGAAGGATGTACCATTTCAATTATATGTCCAGACCCATATTTTTATTCGGCAGGAGAAAATGGAATCAACGAAACCGTGTTCTATGGTGTACAGGCATCCTTTGAGTTTCCATTTGAGAATAATTCTTTGACGGAACCTTTATTGGAGTTTGGTATTATCATGAATCAGACTGAGAATGTAATTACATATCATGGCGATTCGGAAATTGGCTTAACTATTAGCATTCATGCTATCGGTGAAGCATCCAATATCACGATTTATAATACCGGAACCAGAGAGCAAATGACTATCGATACAGATAGATTAACAGCTTTGACTGGATACGGAATTATTGCGGGTGATACGATTACAATTACGACTATGAAAGGAAAAAAAGGCATCACATTACTCCGAAATGGTCGTACAACCAATATTCTTAATTGTCTGAAACGTGGGTGTAATTGGTTTACATTAGCTAAAGGCGATAATGTCTTTGCATATTCTGCTGAAACAGGAGGTAGCAATCTTCAATTCCGTATGGAAAATAAAATTATATATGACGGGGTATAAAGATTATGGAGATTTATGTATTGAATACAAACTTCGAATCTGTAGCCGTTGTAGATGAATTTGAGTCTCTTATTTGGACGGACCGCTATAATTCTGCGGGAGACTTTGAACTCTTTATGTCTATGGATAAGAGATTATTGGAATATTTAAAACAAGATTACTATCTATGGAACGCAGATTCGGAACACATGATGATTATTGAGGGAATCAATATCGTATCAGACGTGGAAGAAGGAAACAAACTCATTGTAACTGGACGTTCATTGGAATCCATCTTAGATAGAAGGATTATATGGGGACAAAAAGTAGTGAAAGGATTGCTTCAAGAAGCGATTCATACCCTGTTAAATGAATGTATCATTTCCCCTGAGATTTCCGAAAGAACAATTGACAATTTTATATTTGTCGAAAGTGTAGACCCTAAAATCACCGGATTGACAATCGATACTCAATACACCGGTGATAATTTATACGATGTAATTCAAACATTGTGTGAAAAGAACAACATCGGTTTTAAGATTATTTTAAACGATTCTAATCAATTCGAATTTTCGCTTTATTGTGGTGCAGACCGTTCGTATGAACAGGCTGAAAATCCATATGTTATATTTTCCCCAGATTTCGAAAATATCATAAATAGTAATTACCTGGAATCTAGCAAGGTTATGAAAAATGTAACACTTGTTGCTGGAGAAGGAGAAGGTGCTGCTCGTAAAACTACTACGGTGGGTAATAGTAGCGGTTTGACAAGACGTGAATTGTTTACAGATGCTCGTGATATTTCTTCCGATATCGGAGATGGTCAAACATTAACCGACGCGGAATATTACGAACAGTTAGACCAACGTGGAACGGATAGCTTAGCCGAGTACCAAGCAATTACATCATTTGAAGGGGAAGTAGAAGCGACGAGGATGTTCAAATACGGAGAAGATTTCTTTATAGGAGACATCGTTCAAATTGCAAATGAATACGGACATGAAGGATGCGCTTATATTTCTGAGTTTGTAATGTCTCAGAGTGAAAGTGGTATCTCCATGTATCCGACGTTTAAAACAATCCAAAAGGAAGGAGATGATACACAATGAGTAAGTTAACAAATCCCGAATTAGAAAGCAGTGTTACTTGTGGATTTTATAACAGCTTAGGTGACCGAAAATATGATGCTATTCAAATGTCTGAGATGTTTGACGGTATTATCAATGATGGTATCTTTGCGTCCATTGGTACGTGTTTTGTTGTAAAAGCAGACACAGGCAATATTATCAATGTAGGTATTGGTAAAGCATGGTTTAACAGTACATGGACATATAACGATGCTATTTTACCAATTACCTGTGAAGAATCCGAAGTATTACTGGATCGAATTGATGCAGTTGTTATTGAGGTGGATAAAAGACCTGAAGTTAGAGACAACTTTATTAAGGTTATCAAAGGTACACCATCTAGTGCACCTGTAAATCCTACTTTATCAAAAAGTAATAACTTGTATCAGTATGCTCTTTGTTATATTTACCGTGCTGCCGGCTCAACAGAAATTACACAGACCGACATTACGAATATGATTGGTTCAGAAGAAACACCGTTCATTACCGGATTATTACAGACCGTCTCATTAAGTGAACTCTTAGGACAGTGGGAAGCCGAATTGGATAAATTCGTAGCAGATGAAACTGCTGATTTCGATGCAGAATTTCAGAAGTTGAAAGAAGATATGCAAGCGGCAGCGGCAGTATTGACTGCATGGACTGAGAGCGAACAGGCTACTTTTATCGATTGGTTTAATCGTATGAAGAGTCAGTTAAGTGAGGACGCAGCTGGTAATCTTCAGCTTCAGATTGACGAGGCTGAAATCAAAGCTATCCTTACGAATGGTTTTCCGGGAGGAACAAAAATATTCTCGGATGATGGAACTACCATCACATCAACAAATGAGGACGGGGCGGTTCTGACAAAAGTGTTTACCGATGAGTTCACAACTTGTACATCAACGTTGGTAGATTCTCACGGTACAACAATTGCTACATTGGTAAAAACATTCGCTACGGACGGCAAGACAATCTCAAGTACACTTACAATTATTTAATTGAGAAATGGAAAGGAGAATTTCAAAATGGCAGAAGAAGATTTGATCTATGGTAAAAATAGACATATGTTTGGTGGTATTGAACCGTCGAACATGATTGGTTTTCGAGCAATTTCAAGTTATGACGTAGATTCAGCGTCTGCTCGTATCAAAATTATTGCAGAATTACCGCATGAAACTGTAATTGAAGGTCAGACTTTATGTACAGTAGCAGGTGCAGTTATTCGAAAGAAAGCCGGCAGCTATCCAAAAGACGAATTCGATGGTGAATTACTTGCTAATATCACCGAAGATGGCGAGATTTTAGATACCGATGTGTCACTTAATAATACATATTATTATGCGGCATTCCCTTACACCGAACAGGGTGTATATAACAGAAGTAAGAAAAACAGAGCGTTTGCTAAAGCTCAAACTTATTTATATTTGTTTGGATATGATATGACGATTGCGGATTCTGCATCTGCTTCTCGCGTTACATATCCATCAGATGTACAGAATGCGTCTTATGCGGCTGCTGCTATGAACTTTTCAACCGGTGTATTTAATTATGGTGGATGGCCTAGCGAACCTGGCGAGAAGTTTATGCCTAGACCTTGTATGTTAAGATACGATGGTGTTGTAGCAGAATACCTTAATCCAAATGACTATACCAAAACTGTAGATGGTGCTGCATCTAAAGTAGCAACCACTACATTTATGGGTAATGCAATGATGGAGTGGGGTAAAATCTACACGCATCGAGAGGTAGTTAATGGCGTTTATAAATTCCGTTGCTCAGATATTCCTCTCGGGGATGATTGGGATTGTTATTCTAACTACGATAAGAATAATAATATTATCGAACATTTCTATACACCGATTTATTTCGGTTCTAATGTAGGTAATGTTATGCGATCTATCTCTGGACAGGCAAATTATGTAAATAATACCGCCGCAAGTGAAATTGCTTTGGCTACTGCAAATGGTGATGGCTGGTATACGGAAGTATTAGCTGACAGATTATTACTTCAGGATTTACTTGTTATGATGGCAAAGAGTACGAACTTGCGGCTTGCCTACGGTTATGGTAGATGTGCAAGTAATAATACTTCTGCTATTGGACAGGGAACAATGAATGCGAAGGGTCTGTTCTGGGGCGATGATGACCAGACTTCTGGAGTAAAAGTGTTTGGTATGGAAAATCCTTGGGGAAATCTTTGGAGAAGAACTGCTGGCTGGATTAATGACAATGGCAAGCAGAAGGTAAAAATCACAGAGGGAACTCATGACGGTTCAACAGTTACCGGATACAATCTTACAGGAGAGGGATATATTGAAATTGCAGATGCTACCCCGGCAGGAACTTCTGGCGGTTACATTAGTGAAATGAAGACGATGCCATTCGGACGCATCCCAGTCAAAGCAAGCGGTTCGGCAACCACATACGAAGCAGATGGTTTCTGGTTCAATAATGGACAAGTAGATTACGCTCTTGTTGGTGGCCACTGGCACGACGCGTTGCTTGTTGGTCCTTTCGCGTCTAATCTGGGCCACGCGGCGTCGTCTGCGAACGCGGGCGTTGGGGCGGCTCTCTCTTGTAAACCGCTTGCGGCATAGGAGAGGACGAGATTTAGATTTTATGGGTTTTCGTTTTTATCGAACCCGTATAACATTGCGGAAAACCATTATGCTCAAGGCTTCTCGAAAAGCTAAGAAAATCGATAAAAAAGAGCATCCAACAGTTTACGATCTTCGTCAAATGATGTCTTATCTTGGATGGCTTAAATGCACCGATACTTATCGGATGTATTTGAAACATATTAAACCATTCGTAAGTTTCCGTAGAATGCGTAGATATATTTCTAAACATGACAAGAAAGATGACTATCGAACTTATCTCAAACTCGCAAGTCTTTATCAGACATAAGGAGGATTAAAATGGAACCTAAATATGTATATTCGGAAAGTACAGTAGAACCATTAGCTATTGAAGTTGGCGTTAGCAGTGTATATCTGAGAAAAGATATTGCTGAGGATGTTCGAACTGATGAAGCTGGTAATAGTGTTACTTATTATACATTCCAAGAAGCAATGATGAGCTTGGCAGAGTTCAATGCCTATGCTGCACAGCTTGCTTCTGTAAATGCGGTAAAAGATATGAATAATGCCGCAAATATTTTGTTACTCTTAGCCGGACAAGAATCTGGCGATATCAATCAGATTACCATTATGGAAGCTATTGCAGACTTATATGAGACTGTAGCCATGATGACTGTTCAATAAGGAGGACAACATGATTAATTTGTATTGTACATTGATAATCAACAAAAGAAAGAAATTCGACGAAGTTCCTGCATCATTACAGGGAGCGGTCGAAGCAAGACTTAGGGAACTTGGCTATGACACTAATGGGGACAAACTTGTTTCCGAGGAGGCATAGCTATGATTATATTTTTATTACACATTATAGGAGGTATTGATATGGTAGCACTGTATGTTGCACTCATCATCAACGGTCGTAGAACCTATGCTCAGGTTCCGGCGAAATTTAAGGAAGCTGTAAAAGCTGACCTTGAAGCTCTTGGATTGGACGAAAACGGCAATCCCGTAGAAGTGTAAGGAGGGCGAGCAGAAGTGGAAACATGGTTTCAAATTGTGCTAACCGTTTTCAGTTCTGTTCTTGCTTCTTCAGGTCTTTGGGCCTACATTATGAAAAAAGCGGAGCAGAAAGACTCGAAAACGGAAATGTTGATAGGACTTGGACATGACCGAATAGTTCATTTAGGTATGGTGTACATCGAAAGAGGATGGATAACACAAGATGAATATGAAAATCTCAACGATTACTTGTACAAGCCCTATGAAAAGTTAGGCGGGAATGGCTCCGCTAAGAAAGTTATGGAGGATGTACGCAAACTCCCAATGCATAGAAATTTTCAAACAGGAGGACAAACACATGAAAATTAGCAATAAAACTTACGATGTGCTGAAATGGATTGCACAGTATTTACTTCCGGCACTTGGTACTTTATATTTTGCTTTGGCTGGTATTTGGGGACTCCCTTATGGCGAGCAGGTTGTAGGTACTATCACAGCAGTTGATACATTCCTTGGCGTTGTTCTCGGAATCAGCACAGCTACATACAACAAGAGCCAGAAAGCATAGTATTCAAAATGAGTTTATATGGAGGTAATAAAACATGAGTTATAATGTTTCCGGAACAACCATTACGCTTACGCGTGGTGATACCTTCAGAGCTCAGATTAGTATAACAGATAGAAGTGGCAGCCCGTATGTACCAGTCGAAGGGGATTCTGTTCGTTTTGCTATGAAAGCAACGTACAATGATCCAGAGCCATTAATTAATGTTGATATTCCAATTGATACGTTAATTCTGGAATTAAAACCCGAGCATACATCCGGGTTGCCATTTGGAAACTATGTCTATGATATTCAGCTGACTAAGGCAACTGGTGAGGTAGATACGTTCATCACCACTTCAAAATTAAAACTGACAGAAGAGGTATGCTAATATGAGCGACATTAAAGCGTTGGATTCTTTATCCGGAACCATTTCTGGTAAATGTGAATTAGCGGGCAGTTTATGTGTTATGGATGAATACGATGCTTATGCCGGTTCATATGAAATAGTTCCAAAAGCATTAGAGTCTCAAACATTGGAGACTCGAAATAAAGTTATGAAACAAGATTTAGTTGTGAAAGAGGTTCCTTATTGGGAAACTTCGAACGACTCAAACGGAAAAACTGCATATATTGCAGCAACGATAACGTAAAGGAGATTAGCAAGTATGGCGATTAATAAAGTTATTTACGGTGGAGAAACGTTAATCGATTTGACTTCAGATACTGTTACTCCTGAAAATCTTTTAAAAGGAACATCTGCTCATGACAAATCGGGTGAGGTTATTCAAGGTAATTGCGAATACGATGCTAATACATCCGATGCAACTGCGGCAGCATCTGAAATCTTGAAAGATAAAACTGCATATGTTGCTGGTAATAAAGTAGAAGGTACCATGGTAAATAATGGCGCATTCTCACAAAATATCACAACAAAAAATGAGCAAGTAACAATCCCGATTGGTTTTCATGACGGTTCTGGTAAGATTGGTATTGACGCAACCGAGCAGGCTAAATTAATTGCTGGTAACATTAAGAATGGTGTAACTATTTTGGGTGTGACTGGTGAATTGGAGCCTTCTTCAAGTGTGACGGTACAGAGTAAAACAGTAACTCCATCCACAACAAAGCAAACAGTTATTCCTGATACCGGAACGGACTACTTATCACAGGTTGTGGTAGAAGCCATTCCGTACGTAGAAGCAGCAAATTCCGCTGGAGGTACTACGGTTACGATTGCGGGGTGATGGTAAATGGCTGTAAATAAAGTAGTATATGCTGGTGAGGTTTTAATCGACCTTACGAGCGATACCGTCACAAAAGCTTCCTTATTAAAAGGAGTAAAAGCTCACGATAAAGCTGGTAATATAATTGTCGGTGTTTATGAGGCTGGGGAAGAGGTTGAAAATATTCTGGAAAATGGATTTAGTTCCGGCGATATTACGTACGAAGATAACGGAGAGGTTATAATCGCAACCAATAATACCACCGGACAAATCTTGACAAAGACTATCGGTGATGGTACGGTTACTGTAGTCCTAACAGATTCTGGTTCGGAACTTGGTAGGCTTGTACGGACGTATAACGATGATTATTCTGTTATCACATCCGTTAATACCTATAGCGGTACAACAAGTGTGAAAACATTTGATTATGAAAATCAAACAGTATCGTTAGTTGTGCAAGACAGTTCTGGTGATACCATTAAGAGCCTTACAAAGCGTTTAAAAGCCTAGAAAAGCGGTTTGTTCCTATAGTATTCCTACATTTTAAGGAGTAAAATAGCGTAAAATCAACGTTTCCTGTTTCTATCCAGGAGGCAGCTGAGGCTGGTAAATTCTAACAATCGGTTTGATAGATAAGTAAATGAGGACTTCTTAGGCTCTGATAGGGCTTAAGGAGTCTTTTGTTGTTGCTTTTTTAATAAATTTGCCCGATTGTTTGTAATTTTAT